CGTTGTCAGCCGTGTCGATATCGGGCAGGTAGCCGAATTTGGTGTAGTGCCTGATACCGCTTCTTGCGCCCTTAACAATCTCGTCCTGCGCCGGGGCGTACACCCGCACCACAGACGCGTCTGCGTCCGTGCCAAGCGACTGATTGGCGGCAGCCATTAACTGCCCATAGGTGCCGTAATAAGTGGTCAGCCTGAAGTAGCTTTGCGCGCTTGCGCCATTGACGTACCTGACCCTGAAGTATCTCCCAGCCTTCCTGGCAACGTGAACCTCTGCTATGCCTGCCGCGCATTCGTACCCAGCCACAGGATAAGTAGAGTCCCAGTTTGTGCCGTCATTGCTGAAATCAAAGTAGAGCGTTCCTGCAACATCAGACTTGCACATGATAAAAGCGTCTGGGTAATTGTTCTGTTCGCCCGTGCCAGTAAAGGTGGCAGCACCAGACAGCGTGGCTGTCGAGCTATTGCCTGTAGAGTCTACCCCGAAGCCCGCATCACCAAAATGACTCATATAGGCCACCACTCATTGTCGTCTTCATCAAACTCAAGCGTAGGGCAATCCCCTACCGTATTGATGATCAGCGTGGATGCCCCTGTAGGGCCGTAAGTCTTGCCGTTAAAGTCGATAGTGACTTGTGCATCTGTTCTTTTTACCGATACTTGGGCTTGGTCTTCAGGGAAGTCCACCATAGTAACGGTAGCTGCTGACGTATTGGCCATGGTTACGCTTTCGTATCTCACTTCCCCGGTAATGTTGTAATCGCCAGTCTGCCGGGTTTTGAACCTGGATGCCAGCCAATACAGATCAACCAGAACCTCACGAATCTCCTGCAACTGTACCTCGGTAGACCTGCGGCCTATCTGCTGCAGGCGGGCATTGATATTGCGTATGCGTCTAGCCACCCAGCACCTCGAAGTCTCCATCCACTGCCACGATGTCAACACCAGCATTGGCAGAGCATGAGAAACGGAATAAACCCTCCCTGAACTTGCCCCACCTATTTAGCTCTCTTGTCTCAAGCCCGCTATTGACTGTCAGGGTGCGGCTTTGGGCAAAGGCTGACCCGTCCTTAGACAAGGTAACGGTAATCGTGGTGCTGTCTGTGGTGCAATCCGTTGTGATCTTCAGCCCGTTGCAGATTAACTCATCACCCGCTGCGCCACCATCAAACAACTCCGCTGTAATGGGACCGCTGTCCTTGGTTCTGACCATGTTCGCACTGTTGTCCTGGTACGTCCCTTCTGACAACTCCCAGATGTTGCTGTTCCACAAGGCAAGCGTTTTGTTGTATACGTTGGTGTACTCCACGGTCTTGTATCGCGTGCCATCGCTTGCTTGGCGCTCAGACCATTCCTGGCTGTCAACATGGTACGTCCAGTGCTTGTCAGCAGAAGGGAAGATAAAGTCCACAAAGGTCTGCTGCCTGTAGCTGTAGGTGGTCACAATGCAGTCAGAGATCGTATTGTACGCCTCCCATGCCTCAGCCACGCCGGGTTGGTAAATGGGCTGGTATTGCAGGCCAGACATCATGTTGGGACGCCTGAACTGGTCAACAAAGAAGATCATGTCATCTATGCTGTCTACAGCGTGAGTGCCCACTAACCCACGCTCAATAACCTGCTGCCTCTCAATGGGCGGCCTGCCCGTGCCGGATGTGTAATAGACTTCTGTGCTGTTCTCGCCAAATGCATACAGCAACTGGTTGTGGGCAAACATTCTAACAATGTCGTCAGCAAATGATTCGGCCTCAAGAACATCGTCTGCGCTGTAGCTGGTGGCGTCATTGTTGGCAGAAGCGATCAGTTTACCATCTGCCTGATCCAGATAGAATGCCAGATCCAGGTATGCGCTCGACTTGGCCGTGTCTTCTACGTCTGCATCCGTAATTGTGGTCAGCCCGCCCGCCACGGTATAGCGATAGATTGTCCCGCCCGATGAGCCCGTGGTGATCAGCAACTGCACACCGTCTGTCTCCATGACCACCCTGTCAGACCCGGCGATAGTGCCAATACTGGTGGCAACCCCTATGTTTGAGATGCTGTATAGGGTGGTGTCCCAGATGGCGTACAGGATACCATCCATAGCCAGCATACCCCTGGCTACTTTGCTGTCCTGCCCGAGGCTGTAGGTGGTGGACAATGCCAGCTGGTCAATGTCGCTGGATCTGTCCGTGTCAAAGTTACTGAGATAGAGCTTGTTGCCGCTATCACCGAAAGAAATGCCCACATCCGAGAACTGGACAAACGCAATGGTAGTCCACGCCTCGCCTGTAGCTGATGTCATGGCAAACGTGATCCAGTTGGCACTGACCGGACCTTCGTGATCCCTGGCATCCAGTTGCGCTGTTGGCGTGACCGTGGCATCTGTGCCGCCAATCAGGCTGACCGAGTTCATTTCTCCATCAAACCAGTTGCTACCACCAAGCAGGGCTCCAACCTCTAGCCTGCTGCTGTTTAGCCTAGCCATGGTTGATTCCCCATGGGCCTGCGTAGCCCCTAGCTGTGACCATGACACGGACCCAACAGCCGTTTTGCGGGGGTCCGTGCTAGTATAAAACAGCACGTTACTGCCAGACCATGTTACGCGAACCCACAGACCGCCGCCACTGCCCGGCCATGAAGGCGTGGCGGATGAGGTGGATGTTGCAGTCGCTGACGTACCGTTGGACGAGGACCCGAATTCCAGGTTCCCGCTGGTATCAATGCCGAAGTACCAGTCCTTTGTGCTGCCGCCTTGCCACATGGACATGATGGTATTGAGGGACGCGGGCGTTTCGTCGTCTGGGGCAACCCATGCCACAACCGTGAAGTCGTCATCTGTGAAGTAATAGTTGCTGCTGAATGCCGTGTAAGCTGACCGGGAAGTGCCATCGAAGGTAAACGTCGGCACATTGATGCTGGTGTGCGTGTCAAACGTTGAGACGATCTGCGCTGTAGCAATGTCTGTGCTGTCAGTTATCCTGTATTCACGCTGCAGCTCGCTGGACGCCGTGTTTATAATCAGCGTTGAGTCATCCGCAGAGATGTCGATGCCCACGGGCGTCATGTTCGTCAGATTGCCGAGGTCCAGATAGGTGTCATCATACGTGGCAGTGGACAGGTCATACGCCGACGACAGGCTGTACTGCAGCACGGCCTGCACCGTGGTGGACACGATACCGCCTAAACGGCTGGGAGCATACAACTTGGTTCCGTCGCTATTAAAAGTAAACGTATACGGAAACCCCCCAGCGGGTATCTCGCCAGTCATGTCCAGGGACACAGAGTCGTAGGACAGGGATGTTGTGTCGTATGCCGGAGATAGTGTGTATTGGTAGATGTTGCGGTCAGCATCGCACACATACAGCTTCGTGCCGTCGCCATTAAAGTTAAACCCCGTGGGCACTGGGGTGGGGTGGGTCAAGGCTGTGGCCGTTAAGGCTCCAATCGTAGCCATATCCCATGCGCCTGACAGGGCCGCCTCTTCGATCTGGTCATTGGTTTGATCCAGAAAAAACACCTTTGTGCCAGCGCTGTTAAACCTGATGTCGCGTATAGCCTCGCTAGATACGCCTTGGTTTTTGGTAAACGTAGCGGCACCTTCCGTGTCGGCGTAGAACGCTGCCAAGCCCGGAAACTGCCTGTAACCGCGCTTGGTCGCAGGATACATGTTGATCGTGCGCTGCTCGGTAGTGGCAAGCCGAGTGCTGCCGTAGTTGCTGTTCAGCGGTACGGGGAGTCTCACTTGGGCTTCACCTCAAAGTCATGGTCATCTTCTTCTGCCGCGATGGACATGCCCGCACAGGTGCGCACGATGTCGTCCATGCTCATCTTGACAATCTGTTTCCCCTTCCTGACCTTGAACTTCCCGTCCTGGTCAGGCTTTGGGTCTTTGCGCTTCTTACGAGCCATATGGGCTGTATCCAAAGTAAACAGAGGCATCGTCCATGTCCCAGCCTTCCAGCAATTCCTTGGTCTGGGCTGCCGTCATCAACACTTCCTGGGGTACGGCAATGCCGTACAAGGGGGCTATGCGCACTGCAAGGTTATACACCAAGTATTCCATCCACTCCTGCGGGAAGTTGCTGGTGTCCGTGTTGGCGGAAATGATCTCAAGCTCGTGCAGATACGTGAGCCTAACCACATCATCAACGGTGCTGGGGGCGGGCCACAAGTACATCACGCCAGCGGCTTGCTGGGGGTCATAGTAATACTGCACCGGGGTGCCCGTGGCCGTCTTGTTGGGCAGGTTGGAGTATTCCTCTCGAGACAGCATGTGCATCTCGATCTCATTGCCGCCATTCTCGCGTCTGGCACTAATCACCTTGAGGGGTCTTGGGCCCGCCGTCGTATACCAGTACACCTTATTGCCAGAGCTGGCCGCACCCGTGAGGGCGTCATTCAGCGTAACTGTATCGCCCGCAGAGAACGTGCTTATAGTGGACCAGTGAATTGTGTCGTCGTCCTGCACCACCCCTATCACATCGCTGGCAGCCATAGCCACATCTGTATGCTTGGTGCTGTCGGTGGTGGCTGTTACACTCAGCACCGACTGCCCTGATGCCTCGTCTGCATCCAGCGTGGTTTCCCCAATCTCATCTTCATCAGCAAAGCGTGCGCCCGCCAATTTGTATTGGGCTATACTGTCCTCCAGAAACAGCCTTGCTTCACGCTGCCTCCAAAGACCGAGCCTCATCTGCTCAGACTTGATCATCAGGTTCAGGGACTCGAGGATCTGGTCCTCTTCCCCGCCAGATGTGGTATCAAGGGTTTCGTCTACCCCAATGATCTTGATCAGCCTGGCTGCATGTTCTGCGATCTGCGCGCCTGTTCTGTCGTATGCTGTTACGCCTGATGTTGCCATTACAGATCATTCTCCGATGTTTGTGCTGACGCAATGATTACTGTATTGCCTGATGCGGCCTTACTGGGCAGCGCATCTGCTATCGTTACCGTATCTCCTGCCACAAGTGAGGCAATGGTAGACAGGTGGAATGTTCCGTCATCCAGCTCAATCATAATGCTGTCGCCAGCAGTCATGTTGGTGGTTGCCGTAACACTAAGTTGTGTTTGTCCAGATACTTCCGCTGCATCGAGTGTAGTCTCGGTGTGCGTGGGGATGTCTGGTGCCCCAGGTCGTGGATCATCCACAGCTTGTACATCGCGCACCCCTCGGACAAAATCCTGGGGGTGCCGATGTTCAAAGTCCTCTTTACGCACCACAGAATTGTTCCACTCTCTTCTCGCCTCAGTGGACTTAATCTTGAAGCCAGAGCGGCTGCATGTCAAATTATGAGCCCCGTGGACATATTCATTGCGGTTGCGCAAGGATCACCTCCTTATGTGGTGGACATGGTTACGCCGCCGTCAGCATTAGTCTGACCGTGGCCATACCACTTTGTACCATCACTCTTGAAAGTAACGAAATCCCCTACAACAGCAGTGTTTGCCACGAAGTTAAACGTGTCGGCATTGTCGTCATAAGGGCCATCTTCGGTAGTGTCAACTTCCAGCTCGTTGATACCAGCCACAATAACATCAGCGCCACCATTGGTGGTGATGACATAGGCTGTAGTGGGAGCAACAGAGACAATGAAAGTGACCTCGTAGCCAAGCTGTGGAGCAGGCAACGTAACCGTAAAGCCGCCAGCCAGGGCAAGGAAGAATGTTTTACCATTGTCCTCTGCATCCAGCGTTTTGGCAGCCGCTAAGACTTCAGCGGCACCTGATGCATTATGCACAAAGATGCCATCGTCGTCCTGAAGCTCATAATCGGTTGAGTTGACGCCTCGCAGCCGTTGAATAACCTTTTCAGCCATTTTAGTCTCCTTGGTTGAGGGGGCCGAAGCCCCCTACAGGTTAAGCCCCAGGGCTGCCGTACAGCGCTCGGAAGTCACCGACAGTGAGGCTGAAACGCATGTAAGACTTAGCTTTAGCGTTGTCAGTGTCAAAGTCGTTGTCCTGACTGAACTCAATCGGCTTACGATCAAACATAGTCATGCCAGAAGGCGCATCAGTTCGGACGAACCATGCGTCTGCGTCGGTGAAGTAGTTGTTCACCTTCAGGCCGCCGGGAATGGCACCTGAGTTCTTGATGACGTTGATCGCGTTGTTTGCCGTATCGTTCTGCAGCGAGCTATCCAGAATCCGCTTGGCGTTGAAGTAGTTGCCAGGAGCAACATGCAACGTGCGCGGAGACAGAGAGATTCGCAGACCACGAGAGTTCTTGGCATTCATAATCTGAATGAGCAGGTCCTCAAGTGATGCTTCAGAAAGGTCAGCAGCCGTGGAAAGCTCGTTTGACTGGTTACCAGACAGAGTCGGGTGGTCAGTCGCCAGAATTTCCTTGCCGTCGCCAAACGTGTACGAGCTGTTAAAGGCCCTGTTGTAGACGTTAGCCGCAACAGTTTCTTTGGTCGTGTACATGCTGAAAGCGTTGGCTTTAGCGCGTGTACCAGATACTTCGAGATACAGGTTATCGTCCATCTCTTCCTTGGTTACGATGTAACCCAGTGAGTATGCAACGTGCGTAGCTCGAGTAACGGTGCCCTGTGTTTCAGTATCGTATACTGTAGCAGCACCTTCCGACTTAACAGGAGCAACGCCGAAGCCAGTGACTTCAACCATTTCCTCATAAGCCTTCTCAGAGCTTACAACATCAAAGAGATCTTTGCATTGCTCGCCGTGAGAGTTGTAGGTGCGACCCCAGATATCAACAATACCCGGCCACAGGAGTTTAGGGTGGTTGCCTGTACTAATAGGAGCAGCCATGTGTTATTCCTCCTTAAATGCCGAGCAGACCAGCTCGTGTCGCTGCTTCAGTTGAGATGTTCACACGCACAATAACTTTATTGTGGACGAGGTTAGTCTCATTGTCTGGAGCGTTGTACAGTCGCGTGATCAACAGCTGGTTAGAGGCATCAGCGGCAGGAGCGTCAGACGTAGTGTCCAGTTCCATGCCGGAGAGGCCAGTGGTAGTGCTGCCGCTATGAGTAGCAATAAGCACCGCGTTAAGACCAACAGAAGAGGCCGGAACGGCACCATCTGCTTGAATCAGGTATTCCTGATACGGGTCAATGTTTACGAGAGCCACGCGGGTCGTGGAAGCAGCACCATAAATGGCACTGTCTCGCGTAGTAGGCAGGAATCCCACAACGACACCTGTGATTTCGTTTGTATCACCCACAGCGACCACGTTGACCTCGGGAAGCGTCCCGATCTCAAATGTGCCACCACCGATTACCGTTACTGCAACATCGTTTGATCCGGCTGCAACCTTAATTACAGGGTCGCCGATGAATACGCTTGTTGCGTAGTCGGATGGGAGATACATGGGAACAACCTTGCCAGTGCTTACAGAAGAAGCGCCCGACCCGATTGGCTTCAACCCGAAAGGGGTATCTGCATTAGCCATGATATTTATCCTCAGCTAGTTAATGATAGCCGAGTCCACGCTTATCTGCGCAGGTCGGCATTGTGTGAAATTGATGCCTTCGAGTAAGTCTTGTCGGACTTGCCCAGGTTGCCTTGGGGATCAAATGAGTTGCCTTGTTGAATTGCCTCATCGAAGAGATCAATGTCCTGTTGCTTCAGGCGCATGTTCTCCTCGTACCACTCCTTGCGAATTGCCATCAAATAAGCCATGAGCTTGCCGTGCGGGGTGTCACCCACTGGCTTGCTGACCCACTCATCTTCATGAGCCAGGTCGCCACCGCTTACCTCAATATCGCCCAAGGAGCCGTCTTTCAGGACAGGGATATAGCCTGCATTCAATGCCTGCTGAATACGCTCACCATCATGGTTGATCCAGCGACCCACAAACCCCTCGGGGATGCCCGTCACTGCCAGTTGTTGCGTATAACCGCCCATGGGGACGCGATCACCTGCGCGGGCCTTAAAGGAGCTTGTCCTTGGGTCCTCTCGCCTGGGTTGCTCGCGTTCCGTTACTGCGGTATCCTCTGCCTCTGTGCTTCTCTCTTTACGTGCTGCCATGTTATGCCTCGTTGTAGAGCCTCAAGTACTCTTCTTTGGTGAAATTGGGGTTGTCTCGGTTAAACCGCTCATAGGCCGCTTTGGCTTCTGGCGGTAACTGGGAAAACTCCCCGACTGTGCCGCTGGCTGTTTCGCCATCGACTGGGCCCAGATGAGTCCGGGCTTGGAGATGAGTCTGGCGTACCGCCTTGTCGGCAGCCGCTACAGCTTCCTCAAAACTCAATCCTCGCTCTCCTTGGTATCGCAATTCCTCCTGCCATGCTTGCGCTTTAGCGGCGGTATCAAACAGCTCTGGATGCGCTTGCTGGTGTTCCTGAAGTCGCTGCACCACAGGATTGACCTCGGGCTGCGGCGGAATGATGGGTTCCGCTTGAGCCTTGTCTCTCTGCTCGGCAAGCTGATCAGCGCGCTTGGATGCTGCTGCAAATGCTTCACCATCGGACTCTTCTACTGCTCGTTGCATCTCCGCTTTAGCGTCGGCTATTGCCTTGTCGTAGCCACGCTTCATCGCATCTGCACGGGATTTTTCCATGTGTTCAGCCATTGCCTTCTGGACTGCTATTGACTCTGCCAGTTGCTGCTCCAGCTTCTTCACATCTCCACGCAGTAGGCCCAGGTGATCCTCTCGCTTGGATAAAAACTCCTCAGCCGATAGACCACCGTCCTTCTCGTACCACCCTACAGCGGAGGCACGTTCTTCTGGGGAAAGGGCTGCGCCTTGGGCGTCTAAATTCTCCTCCCCCGGAATATGGGTTCCTTGTTCTGCTTCGCTCATACCTTGACTCCTGCAATCTCTTTATCGTTGAATATCATGTACGGTTCACCGTCATCACCGACAAAGCGAAGTCCTGCGAACTCTTTAGTTACAACCCTGTCTCCAGGTTTTGGCTTGATGGCCCATGAGATGAGTTCTCCGTTGGCCCTGCGTCCGTCTGTGAACGCCAGCTCTCCGTGAGAAACAATAACCCCAGTCTGAACATTCCATTCCTCCTGGTCCTTTGCTTCCGTAGGCACGTAAATCCCACCTGATGTCACCTCCTCCACTTTGTCCTTCTTGATGATAACCTTGTAGTCCAGCGCCTGCCAGCCACTTTTGTTGCCATCAAACTCAGCGTCGGTGATGGTTAAGCCACGTTTGCTCCTATCTTTCATTCTGTCTCCTCAAAGATGTCGTCGTATGCGTCGGCAATCAGTGAGTCGTGAATGGCCAGATAGGCTTCCGCCCTGGCTGTTGTTACCAAAGAATCCGCATAGTATCTATGCGCGTCCTCGTAACCTCTAGGGTCTAGCTCCTCCTTGGCCCGCTTGAGTTGGTCGTGGCGCTCCTTGAGGAGATCCCTGACCTTGCGAGTTACCGGGTTGGCTGCCCATGCTTCCCATTCGTCCCTTTCCACCTACTGACTCCGCTTCTGACTTGTACTTGTCTAGTTGGTCGCCCTCTTCAGCGGCTTCAGCATCAGCCAAAGCCTTGATGGCGCTTGCCTCGTTCTTGACAGCGACAGTCTGTTGCACAATCTGATCGCCCTCAAGTTTCAGCGCCTCCAGCCTCTGCTCACGGGTCTTGTCTTCAAGTTCCGCCTGCATCTGCTGTAACGCTTGTTGCATCTGCTGCATCTGTTGCTGCAGTTGCTGCACTTCGGGATTCTGACCAGCCTGAAGCTCGTCAATGCCCTCCATGTTTGCACCTTCCCAGATACGCTGCCGGAGCTTCCATTGGTCGAAGTACGGGTCATTGACCCATTCCTTCACAAAGTCTACTCGCGCAGCCTTCTGCATGTCTGTGGTAACTGAAGGATCACTCACTGGCACAAAGTCCAGGTCATCATCGCTAAAGTCCTCAGCATCAAGGCGCTTATCCAGAACCTCTGCGTACAGGGGATTCCGAATCTCGTAGTTCCAGAAACGAATGAGCTTCAGCTCCTCGCTCAGGGAACGGTGTATTCTCTTGTAAATACCGCTAAACACCTTCAGGCCCTGCTCAATCAAAGCCATGGTCGTGGTTGCGGTCATTTCACGCTCTGTCTGGCCTTCCAGCACCTCCTTGAGGTTGCCGATATCACGGCCCGCGTCCACCATAAAGCCCAGCAACTGGAACAGCGTAGGCGACGGCCCATTGAACGGCATCGTGAACACCGACTTGCGGATGTCCTCGCCGGGGTTAGCTACCGACTTATATTCGCCTGGGCTAAAAGTTATAGGCCCTTTTTTCCTTAATCCGAGATCGCGGCTGATAAAGCCACCTCCAGCATTCTGGAGCGTGCCCGCGTCCATAAGCATGTTTAAAGTGGTGTTTACGACCTTGTTTACAGGCAACAGGATGTCAAAGAAGCCAATGTCGTAGAAGCACTTGTCCGTGGACGGGATAAAGCTGTACTTCACATAGTATTGGACTGGCTTGATGCGGGAAATATCCCCATCCTCGTTCTCGTACACATCCTCCATGCGGAAGTTTGGCGCAAGACGCATGACCCGGCTTGATGCCACATGCACCGTAACCAGGTAGGGCTCTTTGTAGCCATCGCCGTCTAAATCAATATAGCGGCACTGCTCGATGAACTCTTCCGGCTCCTCCGCCTGATCATCATCCAGATCCAGCTCTCGGTCCACATACATGCCTGAACGAATGCGCTCGGTGATCATTCTGGGGTTGAGCTTAAACACCTTGGTGATCCTGGCAGCGGCACGAATAGAGGCCGTATCGCATGGTACAACCAGCTCGTCTGGACCCAGCAGCTCGGTCACAATCCTGCGCTTGGACTGGCTATAGTGCACGCACCGGAACATGGTGCCGTACAGCGGCAGCCTCAGTAATAGCTTGTCGGTGTCTTCTTCCCACTCCACAATCTCGTTGAAGATCTGCCAGTTGATGAACGTCGATACATCCTCGGCGCGGCGCACCTTCTTGCCAATCTCGGCGTCCAACTGGGCGGCCTGTGCCATGATCTGCGACGCAAGGGCCTGCTTCTGATCTTCTGGCATCTGGGCATTCTTCAGTTGCTCGGCCTGGGCCTCAATCTCTCTCTTTTGCTCTACAAACGGGTCCTCACCCACCAGCTTGGGGCGAACCACGGAATTGCCCTGCACAATGGATGGGTATGCGCGCGAGCTAAACTGGACAGCAGCATTGGTCAGCAGCGGGTACTTGATATTGGCCGCATTGCTGAACGGGAAGTCCTTGTTGTCTTCGTTCATCTGGACCAGCTTCTGGCCCTCTTCCCAGCACTTCTGCTTGGCAACGTACCGCTTATCCTGGATGTCCTCCAGATATTCTTCTACCGCAGCGGCACCAATACCGTCGATGTTGTCCACCATCTCGGCCAGGTTGCCGTTTGGTGCGGCAAGAATGCCCTCCAGTGTTTGCTTTTCAGCCATCCTATTGTCCTATGTCCTGAAACCAGTGCATGGCTTCTGCCCACTTGGTTGCTATTGTCGCGGCAATGATCGCGGCAGCCCATTTGAGGCCCCGCACGATCTGGCTGTTACGCTCAATCTCGAGCGCAATGGATAATTGCTCCACGGTCATCATGTTTCGCTTAACATGCTCCATGTCATCACGAATGTGCAGCAGAGCATCGTTGTTTCGTTCTGCTTTATCCAAAGCCCCAGCAACCAAGCCTCTAAGCTCCTCTTGCCCTGTTTGTAGCTCGTTAATCTGTTTTTGCAAAAATTCATCACTCACCTTGCCGCTCCTTGGCTAGATCCGGTCGATACTGTGCTGCCGACACCAGTCTTGATACTGCTCGTCTGTGAGCACTCGATACTTTCGCATGGGGCCGCCCAAGTAGTCGGCCTTTTTGGCGACTCGCCCATGCGCATTACAAAACACATACTCTTCTCCACCGATTCGGCACAGCACGGCAGCGTGCAGCACCCCCTTGTACTCGCCATGAATCACGCGGGGAGAAAAGCCCCAAGCCTTCAGGGCCCGATACCACATATCTGCCTTGTCGTCGCAATCGCCGCCACCACGAGCAATGCAGAATGGCACGCTCCACAAGGTTTCCCTGCGCTCTGGCTTGTAGGGGAATGCCCTGTCTAGCCCGTATACTGCCCTGGCAAACACCGCATGGGGCTTCCTTTTGAACCAGCCAAACATTACAAAATGTGGCTTACGTCAGCGCCGCCAGGAACGGCAAATAATTTGGGTGGCGTGTGCTCTACGCCTTCCTCATCAACGTAAGGGGTGCGTGGATATATCTCGTCATACAAAGCCTTCAGTGCAGGATCACCTGCTACTTCCTCAAGTACAGGATGCTTCACTGTGTAGCTGGATTCAGGCACTTCCTCGCCATCGCCGTATACAGGCACTTGCTTGTAGCCCTCAATCTCGTCGGTTGTGACGTACTCAACGATGGGCCTGCCGGGAAGCTCCAGCGTGTTGCCATCTTCATCGAGGACTGTTCGGATCGTTGGTGTCTCA